CCGCAGTCCCTTCCCCCAAGCTCCAGCCTTCCTCGCATTTCAAAATGGAGCGGAAGGGCTCCTTTTCACCTTAATAAGAACAACATTTGAAACCGCTCTTCTTTGGTAAGAGGAGAGCGCGGGGTCGACTTTGCAGCAGACGATGTCCCGGATAACTGGAATTTCAACGGTAGTAACCCGTGCCTGCACCACGGCGGTAACTATAACCAGAACCAGAATCACGGGCCGTTCTACGTGAACTACAACAGTGCGTCGAACACGAACTCCAACATCGGCTGTCGCCTTCTTGAAGCAGACGCAGGCCATTGGGCCTGTCGGGTATGGCTGAACCTCCTATCGGTAGTCAGGGTTCCTCACCCTTTCTATTACGCAGAGTTGACCGCGCAGCACTTGCTGACGATGAGCCGTCAGGACACAGCCTGGTACACTTCGGGCCGGGTTTCGCCCCGGAACCACCCGCGGCGATGGAACGGCTGTGAGGCTACAAGGAGGATATTATCCCTGATGAAACGAGTGAGAGTTTACCAACAAATCCTTTCGGAAGATAATCTGCGCCTGGCCATCCGGGAAGTCAACCGGGGGCACCGGCGCAACGGCGACCACAGCCTGAACAAGAAGGTCCTGGAGATCGAGGCGAATATGGATCAGTATGTGGCGGAGCTGCGCAGGTTCATCGAGGACCTGGTGAGCGGGGACGCGCACATGCATCCGCCGCTGAAACGGCGGCGCTGGGACCGGAACGCGGACAGCGGGAAGGGCAAATGGCGGGGCATCAATGAGCCGCTCTTGTGGCCGGACCAGTATGTTCACCATGCGGTGTTACAGCCCATGATCCCGCATATCATGCGGAGCATGGACAAATACTGCATCGCAAGCGTGCCGGGACGGGGAAATTCCTACGGGGTCAAAGCCATCAAGAAGTGGATGAAGGGCGACGCCGCCGGCACACGGTACGGCGCGGAATGCGACATCTACCACTGCTTTGAGGAGCTGGACCCGCCGTATGTCATCCAGGCGCTGAAACGGCTGTTCAAGGACCGGGAGACCCTCTGGCTGTGCGACGCCCTGATGGAATACGGCGTGCTGATCGGTGCGTTCTTCTCCGCCTGGTTCCTGCACCTGGTACTCCAGCCCCTGGACCTGATGATCCACCAAAGGGAGTACGGCGTCAGCCACTACCTGCGGCAGATGGACAACTTCACCATCTTCGCCTCCAGCAAGCGGAAATTGCGGAAGCTGATCCGGGATATTCAGGCGTGGCTGGCCGACGTGGGGCTAAAGCTGAAAGACAACTGGCAGGTCTTTCGGATCGGCTTTACCCCAAGGGTAGAGAAGGCCAGAGAGCATCTGCCCGAGGTCAAACGACGCCGGAGACGGCCGAGGATTCCGTCGGCGCTGGGCTACCGGTTCGGGCACGGTTACACCATCCTCCGAAAGCACAACCTGTTTCGGCTCAAGCAGTCGCTGCATTTATATTACTACCGAAGGGATCGAAACCGGGTCATCTCGTTTAAGCGGGCCTCCGGCCTAATCTCACGGCTTGGGCAGCTCCGAAAGTGCGATTGTCAACGGATTTTGGAGCGGTATTACCAGCCGAAGACCATGTTCGATCTTAAGAAAGTCGTCCGAAAAGAGTGCAGACGGCTTTGGAAATTATATCCGCCATACCAGGCGGCGTGAAAGGAGCGGCACCATGAAAGTACAAGGGATGGTTGACCCCGGCAGTTTTACCGTGGAGCGCATTCCCGGAAGCGGAAGAAGCCTTGTGCGGCTTTTTCAGAACGTGACGCCTGTCCAGACCGAGGACTTCACCGGATATGAGTACGACGAGTACCATGTGGAGGTGGAGACCTGGGACGGCATTGCAGCAAATGTGCGGGAGAACTACGACATTTTCCTGAGAAAGGGAATGGACAATGAGATCGACCGCAGCAATCCGGCACTGTATTCCGCACAAGTGGATACGGATGCCATGAACGTGGACCAGGAATTCCGTCTGACTCTGCTGGAGCTGGGTCTGACGGAGCTGGATATTTAAGAAAGGGGAAAACTGCTATGTTGTACCGAACTTTGAAGCGCATGATCGAGAGAGGCCAGACGGAGGGTATCGAGACGAAGCTCGATATTTTCTATGCCGCCGACAAAATCAGCGAGAGCGAGTATCAGGAACTGCTCGGGATGCTGAGCCCCAAAGCCTAAGCTTTCCAAATTTGCCTGCTTTGAAGGAGGTTGGATGATGGCGGAAGAAAAGAAACCCACCTCGACAAAGGTGGGTGATCGGTTAACATGATCAGCTATATCGAGTACCTGAACATACCTATCGCTTTAGGTCTGGCTATTATCGGCGTTTTTTTGATCATGCAGATCGTTGGCGAAATTTTGGAGTTTAAGGGGAAAGTCGTTCCCGAGTTCATTAAGATCCGGAAATATTTTGCTCGGAAGAAGCAGGAGCGGCAGACCATGCGAGAAATGTCCGCGACGATTCACGATGTGAAGACTGTGTTGAACAGCGTGGAATCCCATTACAGCGAAGATAATATCGCCAAGCGTGACGCCTGGATGAAATGGGTAAATGATAGAGCAGTGGTGTATGATCAGTCTATTGAGGTTCTGAAAGAAGAAATGGATAAGAACGCCGAAATCACCATGTCTCTCTACATTGAAAGCAAGCGCAGCTCGATCATAAGTTTTGCCTCGTACTGCGTTTGCCCCGATAATCCTGTGACCAGGGAGCAGTTTAAGCGAGTCTTTCGGCTCTATGCGGAATATGAGGAGATCATCAAAGACAACGATCTTCAAAATGGAGAAGTAGACATCGCTATTCGCATCATTCGAGAAGCGTACGAAAACCACTTGAGAAACGGGTCATTTGTCGAGGATGTGCGTGGATACTGATGCGAGTAGATCTGACCTCTGCTCCTGTATCTAAAGCGGCAGAACGGTGTAAAAAGAGGTGTAGGAGAGTCGATTATTCCTCGATTACTCCTACACCTTGACCGTTTTTGCCCCGGAATTGCGGGATAATTGGTTTTTATTATATAGAGTATGAAGAAAGTATCCAAACGGGAGAAATAGAAAGTGTAGGAGATAAACTTGTTTTTTCGAATCTATCAGGAGAGAAGCAATACTATTTCAAAATTGATGGAACTAGAGATAGTAAAGGTAAAAAGCTAGTTTTTTACATTGAGGAATGAAATGGAGGGAACTTTCTATGAAAAAAGTATGGACAAGGATGATATGTAGCGTTTTGTTATTTGCTTGTTGTATTCTGCCTTCTACAGCTATGGCCGTAGAGGGCAAAGAAGCAAATGTTATCGTAACTGTAGAGCATGAAGAAAAAGACATATTTGAAATGTATGGTAACGTATTTGAAGAAAGTATGGTGGAAAGTCGCAAAAGTACAGTAGATCTTTCAAGTGGAAGCGTTGCGTTTACGGTTGGGGTTCTAGATGCTGGGGAGAAATATACTACAGATACATATGATATATCAAAGAGCAAGATTAAAGTTACATTGCAGAGTATAGGGGGAGCATCACCTCATGTTAAGGTGACATTATATAAAAGTTCCGGTGTTAGTGTAGCAACGAGTACAGTTAACTTGCCGTGGTCTACCCCGCTGGGAGGAGGAGGAAGTGAGACGGTAACATTTTCTAATCTAAACAGTTCGACCAATTACTATGCTGTTATTGAAAATATGGACACTGTAGAAACAGGGACGATTCTTTGCGTTGTAAAGCAAGCGTAAGTGGCGAAGGAAGATGGACTGTAAATTTCACAGTCCATCTTCCTTCGCTTGTTATAACGGTTTATCCGTTACGCTATGCGTGAACGGGTAAACCGTTATACGGTTATCTTTTGTAATAAGATGACAGCCCAGATTTCCTATGGCAACACGACACTGGAGGAAAACGTGTATTTGCAGGGGCTACGGATCAGCGGCCCCAGCAGGAAGGAGGCAGGATTGAGCAACTGCGGCCGACGTTGGCCGGGAGCTGCCGGTCAGGGGTTTAGCAGTTTGTGAAAACAGGAGTCAAAAGGTCCTGAACTACATCCTTCCCTCCGAACGCCTTCGCAGGAGGGGTTATTGATGGATAATAATGTGGAGGGCGGTATACACCGCCCTCCACGTTTTTGTACCTTAGCCTCTGCGCCGGCGGCTGCCGGTGTAGCGGCCCCGGCCGCTGTAGGCGTAGCCCCGGCGGCCTGTCCGGCCCCTGCTGCGGAAGAACATCACCCGCAGCAGGAGGGCGGCGATTACTACCAGGACGACCACCAGAAGGATGCGCACCAGCAGATTGTCAAAGAACTTCTGAATCCGGTCCAGCCGGTAGAGCCAGGGGTCCCGCTCCACCGAACAGGTGGCCACCAGATCCAGGGTGCCGTAGGATCTGCCGTTGAAATAGGCCGTGATGGTGCCCAGCACTTGCCCCTGCTCCACCGGGGCCTCCACGCTCCGGGTTTCCAGGGTGTAGTCATACGTAAAGTTCTCGGCGGACACGTCGTTGGGCAGCAGGGCGGTCAGCTTTCCGTCGGGCATAAGGGTGACGGAGGCGGCGTCCTTGCCCAGGGTGACCTCCACCTCCGGGATGTCCCGCTTGGTGTTGTCCAGAATGGTCTGGGTGGAGAAGTTGGCAAAACCCCATTTAAACAGGCGGATGGTCTCGTCAAAGTAGATATAGCCCTCGCTGCCGGAGGTGCCCGGCTCACGCTCACAGCCCATGACCACGGAGATCAGGTTCCGGTTCTCCCGGGTGGCGGAGGCGGCCAGGCAGTAGCCCGCCTCAGGGGTGGAGCCGGTCTTGATGCCGGTTGCGTACTCGTAGATGTAGCCCGCCACGCGGAAGTTGGAGATCAGGGCGTTGGTGGAGCGGATGATGCGCGGCTCGGGGTGCAGGTTGGTGGCGGGCATGGTGTAGTTCTTGGAGCCCACGATGGTGCGGAAGGTCTCGTGCTTCATGGCCTCCCGGCACATGAGGTAGATGTCGTAGGCGCTGGTGTAGTGGTCGTCGTCGTGGTAGCCGTGGG